GTAAAAAAGGCCGTTTACTCGAAAGAGGAAGTGGACAAATGGTAACCTTAATATTAATAAAAAAATGGCAGACATGTTTGATGGTATCAGCGGCCTAACGCTGAATATTCAGGAAGCCACACAAGACAGCGACCTGATAAAAGTAAACCCTTATTTAAGCCCTGAAATTACTTCAGTTCATGGAGTTCAGACAGGCGTTAAGATGGATAAGTATATCCCGATCCTTGGACAACTGGAAGATATTGGTCGGGTTGATCCAGGTAATTGTGGAGTAAATACCTACGATGGTAGTTTTCCGGTAAGTGAAAAACAATGGGCACCAAAGTTGTATTCTGAAAGAATCCCGCTTTGCGTTGATGATATCCCAGCTCGCCTTAAATTTTGGAGGGATCAAAACGTCGCTTCAAAACGTTGGGAAAATATTGGTAAGCCTCTTGAACAGTATATTCTTGATCTTACAGGATTAGCAGTAACCCGTGCAATTATTCGTATTGCAGAATTTGGAGACACTGCCGCCGCTGTAGTTGGTTCAGGTGGTTATTTAACTGCTGGTTCAACAGCCGCTTTATTCACTGGCCAGAATGGCATGTGGAAACAAATTTTCACAGATGGCGCTTTACCTGCTCCATTAATTCCACGTGTTGAGATTGATGCAAATGCAGCAGCTACCAAAGCACTTCAGTTAACACTTGCTGATGATGCAGCGTATCAGATTTTCCGCAAAATGACTGAATCGATGTCACCAGAAGCAATGGCAAACAACAACGGATTCCAGGTTACAAAAACACTTTGGAATAACTGGGTTGCATTCATTGAAGGTAAAGCAGGAGCTTACAAACCTGAATTGATGCAGGATGGTTCTTCGAAGAATACTTTTAGGGGTTATCCTGTTATTGTTCGCAACGATTGGGATCGCTTAATTAAGAAGTATCATGATCTTGGTACTACCTATTATTTACCTCACCGTGCAACATTTGGCGATATAAATAATATCCCTGTTGGAACTTCCGACACTGAATCTTTCAATGCTCTTGACGTGTTCTACGATAAGGTGACAAAGAAAGTTTACATTGATGTTGCTTGGATGCAGGATTGCAAAATCCTACTTGAAAATAACATGGTAGTAGCTTATTAATTAACCGGGGCGCAAGCCCCTTTAATACTTTTGAAATGAAAAACTTAGTTATTATTTTACTTATAGCCTGTTTAAGTTTAGGATTGCAGGCGCAGTCAACCACAAAGCAAGCTGTTACAAGTCCGATAACATTTACTGTTTTTGGTGCCGCAAACGATACCATTAAAAAAGGCTCGGCGACTTCTATCTATGATTTTTTTACGGTGCCAGTTGCTCCGTATTGCAAACAGGAAATTTTTAAAGTAAAAGCCGTCAGGACTTCTGGGACTTACACCAAAGCCAGGTTTGTATTACAAAAATCATTGGATGCAGTTGTTTGGGAAAATGTTGATAGTGTAGCTTTCGCAGGAACCGCAGCAACTCAATATGGTACAGGTACTTTGAAAACCGATATTTACAGGCCTTACCTACGTTTCAAGGCTTATGCTTATGATACCGTTCAAACAGTTAAGTATCAATACACAATCTTAATCGACAAATAACATGGCTTGCGTAACAGGAATTGCAAAAAATATTACCTCCAACTGCACAACGCAGCCCGTAGGAGGTTTGGAAGTTGTAGCGTATCTATGGAAACGTGGCGACATGACAATTACATACGATGGAACCTCACCTAACAAGGTGACTGGCATTGTTGCCGTGGGCGCAGCCTTGGTTTATAAATACACTGGGGTTAAAAAGAACCTTAACGCTGGTCATGATCGAACAGTATCTGAAGATATTGCAGACGCTTTCAAACATTTTCTTTCATTGAAAGCCTTCGAAACTGATACTTTGTCAGTACTTAACATTGACGGACTTGGTGACATTTGCGCCGTTGTTGAGTATAAGAATAAAGTTACATCCGCTGACGGTGTTTTCGTTGGTTACGGTTTAAAATCCGGTTTATATCCAACCACTGACACTCGGAGAGCTAACGATGCTAACGGTATCCGCTCGATCGAAATGACTTCCAGAGATCAGGAAGATGAACCATATAGCCAGTACAATATTTTAGTGACTGACTACGCCACTACAAAAAGCACTCTTGAAGCATTGTTAACCTAAAAGTTTACACATGCTTACGATGACCGAACAAGTGAGGGAGGTTTTAGATAAATCATTTGAGGAGGTTCAAGCCTCCTCTTTGATTTTAAGCCTACTTTCAATTTATTCAAAGTTATATCTTAACGGTGCGCAACCCGGAACATGTGGAGCGTGTCACCGTGACTTTTACAATCAACTTAATAACAACGGAATGGAATTAGCTAAACAATACGAAGAAGCAAAGAATAGAACCTGTAAGCCTAATTGGAAAGGGATAAGATATATTCCAGCAACTGCCAGACATTGGAACGATGAACTTGTGACAGACAAAGAGGCTATGATGTTACTTGAAAAAGGTTTTTTAAAGTCAACGGATTTTATTACCTTGCCAGCAGATTATAACAAACCTGTACCTGAAGAAAAAGTACAAGCATCATTTGAGCAACGCCACGCACCAAAAAGAAAAGGTAAAAAAGTAAAAGCCTAAAAGATGAAACTGCTAAATAAAGAAATCGAACCACGGCTGCACGCTAAACTTGACAAGTCAATCAGAGATGATAAGACGTCCGGGATTATGCGATTTGGTGCAGATAATGACTATCCACAAGTTATTGAAAAACTTATCATGGGTAGCCAAACCGGAAAGGCCGTGGCAGGTATTTTAGCAAAGTTTATCGCAGGGGATGGCTTTACAAATGAGGCTATCGGTAAAGAGGTTGTAGGTAACGACAAAAAAGGCAAGCCAATTACTTTGGATTTTATACGCCGGCAGGTTGCCGAATCAGCATCTAAATTTAACGGCGGGTTGATTCATTGCGCTATTAACTTGGATGGTAAAGTGGCTTCAACAAAAGTAATTCCATTTAAATACGGTCGTCTAAGTAAAGAAGATGACAAAGGCTTTTGCGCAAAAATAGCAATACATCCGAACTGGTCAAAGGAAAGTGATTTAAAGGTATTCAAGCCAAATGAAATAACTTGGTTTACTCACTTTAATATGTCTGAAGAAGTACTATTGCCAGCCTTGAAAGATGGTAATTTTAAAGGCCAGATTTATTCGTTTTGCTTTGATGATACTTATATTTATCCGCTTAGTCCATTCGACTCTGTTTACCTTGACTTAGATACTGAATACCAAATCCAACTCTTTAAAAATAGAGAGATACGAAATGGATTTACAGATAAAATTATTATGAACATTGCCCCACCTGAAGATGAAAAGGATAGGGAAGAAACAAAGAAAAAAGCAATAAACTGGATGGGGCCAGACGGCGACAAACTGCTTTTATTTGAATCTGAATTTGATGAAAATGGAGACCTTAAAAAAGATGGTTCTTTTCGTGTTGATAAAATTCAAACCAATATCAACGACAAACTTTTTGAAGGTTGGGAAAAGTCACTTTCTAATAACATCCGAAAAGCAGCCAAAGGAATGCCAGCGATATTGATCGATTACGAAATGGGGACCCTTGGATCAGCCAGCGGCGAAATGCTTACTCAGGCAGTCCAATACTATAATGCTTTAACTGCTCCACTTCGTGAGGCTATGAGTGAGATATTCAAAGACATTTACACTCACCATACCAGCGAAGTATTAAGTAAAAATGTTGATTGGTCTTTAAGGGACGCAACCCTAATTAAACAGGAAATAAGTACAAATGATGCAGAAGCAGAACGCCAAAAAGCCCAAGCCCAATTACGTGGCTCTGTTGGAGGTGTTACTTCTCTGATCGCATTACAACAGTCTGTAAGTGCTGGTACTTCTGATCTTGAATCAGCTGTGGCAACCGTAGTTGAAATTTACGGTATACCATACGCAACGGCAAGAAAAATGATAGGAACGCCAAAAGCCTCTAACCCTACAAACTATATACCACAACCAAAATGAAGCCAGTAACCAAAAAGATAACTTTCACGAATGCTGATCTAAACGGATCGAATCAATTCGTTTATGACTTTAATTTTGGTACGACTTCGATATCTGTTAAGTGGTATGATAAAAATTTAATCGAACGGTTAACCGCTGATTTATTTCAGATCGTAAGTACTGGCCAGGTTATTTTAAATTGTGGCCCAATTGACGGAACGAATACACTCTTATTTAGCTATCAGATTGATGATCCTACATTAATACCTGAAAGCGATTTAATACTACCGTTCGATTCTCAGCAATTAATTAAGCCAATGTCCATTAATAATATGGATAAGTATAATATGATTGCCAGAGAGGTGGAAAGTTTAGAACTTGATAAACTTTTAGGATACGCATTTTATCAGGACGTTTCGGCTAATCAATCGGATTACAGCGATCTTTTAAATGGGTGCCAGTTTGAAGATAGGAATAAAAACTTAGTATTTCATCGTGGTTTGCGTTATGTTTTAGCGTATCTTAATTATGCAAAGTATATCGGCGAATCATACGTTCAGGATACCTTTACCGGTTTTGTCCAGAAAACCAGACAAGACAGCGAAAGGATTTCAGCCGGCGACATTAAAAGACTGCAGCAAGAAAACAGGGAAATAGGGTTCAACGCGTTCGAGTTAATTAGAATGTATCTAAATAAGGAAAACGAAAAGACGCCCAAAACTTATCCTTTGTGGAATTGCACTTCTGATAAAAAGATTTATAAACCAATATTTTACGGTGTTAAAAAAACATGTTTATGAAAAAATATTTATTCTTATTATTGCTAATTCCTTTAGTTTCTTTTGGTCAGGCACCGTTGAGACTACCTTATTATTCTTTACTACAAGTTTACCACGGGGACACAATAAAACAATATATCACAGGTGACAGCGCAAAATGGCATACAAATAAAGATTTCTTTTCATTGGATAAGCCCTTAGTGATTCAAGGCCATCTAGTCGGATCAGCCGGTACAGAATCTGATCCTGTGTTTGGCGCATCTGTAGCAAAAAACATAAAAGCAAGCGATACGACAAGATGGAGTAAATTTCCATACACCAAAAATCTTGATAGTACTTTATACTGGCAATTACCAACCGACGGTATGTTTAGAATTGAGCCAAGCGTTGCAGATGGATACGGTTATGGATATTTTCATTATTCAGCAAAAAATTACTCAGTATGGACATTTAATCCTTCGAATAGCTATATAGCATCTGTTATATATGATGCTGATACGAAAACAGTTTACCAATATGCTGGTAGATCGGTAGATGCAGACTTTAGTACTTTTAAACAGGATGCAGATAAATTGACATTTAAAAAACAAGGATACGGCGCGACAGAGGACACTGTAGCAATGTTACGAGATGTTAGAAATCATTCAGGCGGCGGTTCAAGCTCCATGACCTCCGCCCAAATTATTGATTCTATTTCCAACCGTAGAGCCTTACCAACTACCAAAAAAATATCCTTTACTAAATTAAACGGTCAAATACTACCATACCAATTAACTACTACTACTTATTTAGACGTTGATACAGTTGGATCAATTTCAGGC